GGACTCAGCATGAACGCTGAGCTCATCAAGAAGTTGCGCGAGGCCCGGGCTGCTGCTCAGGCGAACCGCGACCAGCACGACGCCGCCATGCGGGCCATCACCGACGCGGCCACGTCCGAGTCTCGTGACCGGCTGAGCGACGACGAGACCGCATCGTTCGACTCGGCGCAGGCCGCTCGGGACGAGGCGCGCAGCCGCATCGCCGAGATCGACACCCGCATCGAAGAGCTCATCGAGCAGGACGAGCGCGACGCTGCCTCCGCTGCCGTCATCAAGCGGTACGAGCTCGGATTCGGTGGCGGGTCTGCCACCATCGGCGCCGAGCCTGTCCCGTACACCCGGAGCGAGGTCGGCTCGTCGTTCTTCCGCGACCTGTACCTGTCCGGCAAGGGCGACGTGGAGGCTCGGGAGCGGCTCGTCCGCAACAACAAGGCCGTCTCTGTGGAGCGCGCTGAGCGTGCCCGCAACACCGGTCAGTCGGCGCGTGCCATCTCGACCGGGACCGGCGCGGGTGGCGAGTTCGTGCCTCCGCTGTGGCTCGAGGACGCGTGGATCGAGTACCTCCGCCCGGGCCGCGTCACCGCGGACAAGTGCTTCAAGCAGGATCTCCCCGGTGGCACCGACATCATCAACATCCCGAAGGTGAACACTGGTACTGCTGTCGCTCAGCAGACCACGCAGAACACCGGGATCCAGCAGACCGACCTCACCACCACGTCGGTCCAGTCCGCGGTTATCACCCTGGCGGGTGGGCAGACCGTCTCGATGCAGTTGGTCGAGCAGTCCCCGCTCAACATCGACCAGATGGTGCTCTCCGATCTGGCGAAGGACTACGCGCGGCAGTTCGGCGCCTACGTCATCAGCCAGATCGCCGCGGCCGGCACGGCCGTCGCGTGGACGCAGGCCACCCCGTCGTTCATCGGCGCCGCGGGCTCGGGTGCGTACTACAACACGCAGAACAAGGCCGTCTCGCAGTTGCAGACGAGCATCTTCATGCCGGCCGATTCGATCATCATGCACCCGCGTCGGTGGGCGTGGATCCTCACGCAGCTGGATGGTCAGTCCCGCCCGCTCGTCGTCCCGACCGCGGGCGGTGCGTTCAACGCACCGGGCAACAAGGCGAGCAACGCCGCTCAGGGCTACGTCGGCGACATCGGCGGTCTGCCCGTGTTCCTCGACCCGAACCTGCCCGTCAACCTCGGCGCTGGCACCAACCAGGACGAGATCTTCGTCGCGAAGATGGACGAGGTGTACCTGTGGGAAGGCAGCTTCAAGGCTGAGGCGTTCGCTCAGACCTACGCGCAGAACTTGAGCCTGTTCGTCCGGCTCTACAACTACGTGTCGGTCCAGGCGGGGCGCTACCCGGGCGCGGTCCAGGTCATCACCGGTACGGGCGCGATCACTCCCGCGTTCTAGCCCGACCCGATCACCAGTGGCGGCGCGGCGGCTGCCTCCCCGCGCCGCCACTGGCTCAACTATCCACCCCCCGATCTAGGGAGATCCCTGCATGTTCAAGTTCAAGTACGCGCACGCGCTGCTCACCGACATTCGCGAAGCGAAGGCCGTCAAGGCCGGCGCCGAGCGGATCAAGGAGCTCGAGGCCGAGCTCAAGACCGTCATCGACGACGCGATCGCCGAAGCGAAGCACATCGTCGGGCTCGCCTCGGACGTACATTCGCTCGCCGACGGCAAGCCCGTCACCGTCGACGTCCGGGCCGGCGCCGAGAAGTTCCTGACCGACGCTGAGGCGCTCGGCAAGACCGTCAAGTCCGACGCCGACGCCGCGAAGCACGCAGCGGACCCGGCCGCGCCGGCCAGCACCACCCCGTCGTCCTGATCTGAGGTGAGCCGCTCGTGACGTGGCATACGCACAACAAAGGGCGGCACATCCATCGAAAGAAGTCGTCCCGCCGACACGTCAAGCACCATCTGCATAAGGCGCGTCGGCGGGGCTACCACCTCAAGCACAAGCGGCACGCGAGCCACAAGCGGCACGTGCGGCATTACCACCTCAAGCACAAGCGGCACGCGAGCCACAAGCGGCACTACGCGACCAAGCGGCACCTCAAGCACCATCACGAGAAGCATCGCCGCGGGTACCACCTTAAGCACAAGCGCCGGACGCAGCACCGGGCGCACTACCACCTCAAGCACAAGCGGCATTACGCCACGACGCGGCACGTGCACCGGATCTCGCATCACGTCGCCGGTCACCATCCCGCGGTCCACGCGCGGCGGCACGCGACGACACACGTCTTGCACCGCACCGCGCACCACGGCGTCGTCGCGGCGCACCACCAGATCACGCTCCACCTCCGCGACCATTCCGCGCCACACCGGCACAAAGCGCATCGCGTGCTCAAGCACTTCCGGCATCACCAGAAGCGCCACGTGCACCTCCACATTCACCGCAACCGGATGCACCACCCCATCAGGATCCATCGGGTGCACAACCAGATCTATAGCGGTGCGTACCGATTCAGATAGGAGTACGGGTGACCGAGCTCGTCTTTTACGTGGGCCAGGACGTGCCGCTGGCCGCGTTCCCGGTAGATGACACCGGGGCACCCGCGAACGGCGCCGTGACGGTCGTTGTGACCGCACCGGATAGCACCACGGCGTCGACGTCTGCCCCGGTGAGCGTTGCGACCGGGCAGTACACCGCAGTCGTCCCCACCGTCGCGCAAGCCGGCACGTACCTCGTCCGGTGGACGTGCGTCGGCGCCGGTAACGCGTTCACGTGGGTCGACGAGCAAGAGTTCACTGTCGTCGCGCAATCCGGGCTGCACATCGTCGACATCGCATCAGTCCGGGCGCACCTGAACCTGTCCAACACGGTTCACGACGACGAGATCAAGGGATTCATCTACGCAGCGGACGACCTGGCGCGGGATTTCTGCGGGCCGCTCGCGCTCGAGCAGCACACGCAATGGGTGACCGGTGGCCGGCCGGCCGTGGGTGTCGACTGGCGACCGATCCAGGCGATTACGTCCGTCACCGAGTATTACGGGCTGTCGGCGTTCACGATCACCGAGCAGCAGTTAGGCGCTCAGACCAACGCGTTCGGGTACACCATCGACTACGTGACGTCGACGTTGACTCGGCGCACGTTCGGTGGCGCTCCCGCACTGTGGGCGCTCGGCGCGAACAACGTCAAGATCGTCTACACGGCGGGGCTCGGCAAGATCCCGTTCACCGTTCGGCTCGGCGCGCTCGAGCTCGTCCGGCACCTGTACCAGCAGACACAGCAGGGTCGCCGCGGTGGCCGGCCGTCGATGTCGGGCGCTGACGGCGAGGCGGTGCCGATGGGTTTCGCGCTGCCTGACCGGGTAGTCGAATTGTGGGCGCCGTACCGGCGTCCCCCGGGCATCGCATGATCCCCGTATCGACCGCGATCGCGGTCAAGGCGTACCTGTTCAACCTGCTCGGCACTTGTCTCGACACGGACACCACGAACAACCCACCGGACCCCCCGATGGTGGTCTACAACGCGCCGGGGCAGAACGAAGTCGACGACATCGTGATCGTCGGCGCGATCTCGTCCGTGAAAGATCTCGCAGCGATGGTCGGCGGCGGTGGCCTCGGATGGCAGGACGAGAAAGCGCAGATCGAGCTCACGTTCACGTCCTACCGGGGCGGGGACAACATGCTCGCCGTGGAGCAGCGCGCGCTTCACATGCTGGGGCTGTTCGACCAGGCGCTCCGCGCGGATCCATCCCTCGGCGGCAACGTCATCGTCGGGTGGCTTGAGAGTTACGAGTCCGACGCAGGGTGGGCCGACGACAACCTCGGCGTCGCCGCGGACGTGAAAGCCAAAGTCGAGTTCACCGCGCGGCTCTAGGCGCGCACCATCTCTGCCCGGAAAGGGGCCACCAGTCATGCCGAAATTCCGCTACCTCGACGAGCACAAGCGGTACTACCCGCAGCACGGTTTGACCGCGCTACCGGGCTGCGAGCACGAGCTCGACGACGCACCCGACGACGGCCGGTGGGAACCGGTCACCAGCAGCATCACCCCGGCCCGCACCCGCGCGGCCGAGACCAGCACCGAGCCGTCCGGCGACGCCGACGAGATCAAGGAGCAGTAAGCGATGGGTCAGCCTACGTACAGGACGTTCCTCGGGATCGCCAAAGAGTCCATCTACGGGACGGGTGTCGCGGCGACCGATTTCATCCCCGTCAAGTCCTTCCAGCCGAAGGACAAGCTCATGTTCGAGACCGACGAGGCGTGGCGCGGTTCCGCGGTCAAGTCCTACGGGCACGTCCCGGGCGCGATCTACGCCGAGCACGATTTCGGTGGCCCCGTGTTCGCTGACACGATCGGCTACGTGCTCGCGGGTGTCCTCGGCGACGTCGCGACCACGGGCGCGTCGGCGCCGTACACGACCACGTTCGCGCTGCTCAACTCGGGCAGCACGCAGCCACCGTCGTACACGATCGCTGAGGCGACCGCGATCAACGCGCTGCAATTCCCGGGCGTGAAATTCAGCGAGGTCGGGTTCAAGTTCGACGGCGGCTCGCAGTTCGAGTACACCGCGAAGGGATCCTCGCTGACCTCGAGCATCCTCGGCGTCGCACCCGTCGCATCGTTCTCCGCTGTCCAGTTGCAGGCCGGCTGGCAGGGCATCGTGACCATCGGTGGCACGGCCGTCAGCGCTGTCGCGTCGGGCGAGGTGAACATCAAGCGGCCGGTCGAGGTGGTCCACACCGCGGACGGCACGCAGGCGCCCTACATGCTGTGGTCCGGTGAGTGCACCGTCGACGGCAAGCTCGTCCTCGTCATGGAAGCCGACACTTACCGGGCGCTGTACGTGTCCGGCGCGTCGACGTCTATCGACGTCAACTTTGCTCAGGGCGCCGGGACGACCGCGACTCAGGTCAAGTTGCACTGCTCCAAGGCGACCCTGACCGACGCGTCGCACAACTTCGGCAAGTCGTACATCGAGCTCGATTGCACTTTCGAGGGCGATGCGAACGTCACCGACGTCGGCGCGTCCGCTGGCTACTCGCCGATCATGGCGACGGTCCAGAACGCCAAGGTGTCGGGCACCTACAAGTGACCGAGCTAGAGACCCCGGCAGGGCGGGGGAAGGTGGAGCGGGCGCTGGGAACAGTGCCCGCTCTGCTGTCCTCCAAGACGCACGTGCTGTTCCTGGCGGGTCTGCTTATCGGCATCGTCATCGTTCCGCTCGCCGCGGCCGTCATGGGGTTGCGCAATCCCGTATCGGCCGACCTCGAGCTCATCCTCGGCAACTGGACGAACGTCACCAGCGCGCTCGGGGCGTCCATTGCGGCCGGCGCGTCCGTGTCCGCTCACCATCACGCGAAGCAGGCGCATAAGCACGCCGCGATCGCGGCTGCTCAGACCGAGCAGCCGTAACCATCCCAATATCAGGAGGCAGCAAGCTATGAGTCAAATGCACGATATCCCCGGTGGCCGCGTGGAGCTCAGAGATCCAGACGAGGTGCTTGAGCTCCACGCGCGCCGGATCCGCGCGTTGCGGATGGCGATGGCGCAGAACGCCGACGTCCTCGCGGGTGTGAAGGAAGTCCAGGCGAAGGAAGCGGCCGGGGTCGAGCTCACCGACGAGGACGAG